ATATAATCGAACTTGCTGAAGCCTCAATCTGCTTTGAATTTTCCAGTAAAGCTAATCTAACTTTATTTTCAGCATCCACTTTTTTATCAGGATCAGGAATGGCTTCCTTAACTATATCTCCTATTAATGGAGCAATTGCTGTAATTAATGGTATCATGTAAATTTCCCTTCTTTAATCTTTTTGCATCTCCACCTTATTGCTTTCCATTTTGGAATGTACTTTGGAACTTCTGAACCAATTTCTAAGGCTCTAGCTTTGCAAGCCTCAAATGTTTCATAAACAACTGGATATTGGGTGTTTTCTATAAACATACATTTAGTTGGATCAGCAATCAGGCAAACTGTTATAATTACTTTAAACATCCTGCCATTTGCCAGTTCGCATTTGGTCGGCTAATTCATATGCCCTTTTGCCAACTAGAGATGCCCATTTGCTTTCGCCACCATTAGATCCAGTAACCATTTCTTTTGATGCAGTTTCATAGTCATCGTCAGACAATGCACCAATAAATTTTTTAAATTTTAATAGAGTTGGCTTACCTAAATTAAAAGCCATATTTAGCACTACAGCCCTTCTAGTTTCGTCTAATTGATTATACCATCCCTCATCTTTTAACTCACTCTCGCAGGCTACAAGGTCGTTCATTAGCATAAATTCTGCCTCAGCTTCCGATATGCCATTGTCCTCAATATTTCTTCCAAAACCGATTGTTTGCTTTGGCGGATTTCCTGAGCATTTATATAAAGTTAAACTCAATCCCTCATGTCTGCGGAGTTGATTTAATAAATTTAAATGTATTCCCTGCTCACTCATCTACCTTGTTTCCTTCGTAAATCCTGACAATATTTGTTGTAAAAAAAATTGCTAATTTTGTTAAAAAATCTAAAAATTTTAAAATTAATATTTTCCATGAATTTTATTTTCCCTAAAAATATCCAGTGACTTTTCCCAACTTTCATATTCAAGTTCGGTGTTTTCATAGAAGGCTTTTGGTCTGCGGATTGTTTTTCGCTGTATATTGCAAACATGAACAAACCAACATTTTCGGTGATAAGTTGAGACCATGCAGGCAATGTCATAATCCTGAGAATTTGGCATCCTTTTATTTGTGCCAATACCCAACATAAATTGTAGACCATTATTTCTCAGGCTTCTCTTGATACTAGATCCCTTAACCTGAACACGAATATATTCATTGTCCTTAAAGGCGATTAGATCAACTCCATCCTGCTGACAAAGTGAAGTTTGCCATCCCAAATCTTCTATTACTCCGCAGGCAAAGAACTCAGCAATTCTTCCTGCTTTAGTGCTAGAATGGAGTGCCATATTTCAGGTAATTGGCAAAGAAAATAATACCGCCAATACCTATAATAAGCAGTATTGTGCATACTGTGATTTTTAAATTGCGGTCTCTTATTCTAGCCTGCTCTTGCAATCTTTTTCGATGTTCTGCTCTTGCTGAAGCTATAGTTGCTTGCAGACGTTCCCATTGACCATAAGATCCATATAAAAGAAACATTGAACGCAATTCTGCTTTTAGACGTTCCTGCTCTTCTTCTTGAAAATGTTTTTCTATTGCCTGATCCATAACAGATCCAAAAATACCACTTTTCTTTTTCTCTTTAGCAAAGCCTAATTCAGCTTCAGCTTTGGCATATTTGGCGATCACACTGGTTGCTGAGGACAAATCCTTTCCCATTGAACACATTTTTTTTAAGGCACTATGAGCCGAAGTCAGCATGGCAAATGCTGAAACTGGATCTATCATTATTTATCCTTTATCTAGAAAGAACTTTGTCTAACTTATCTTCAAGTCGGTGTAGTGCCTCCATAACACGACCTGAAGTATCTCTTAAATCTTCTTTTGTGGAATATTCTTCACGAGTTTTATTTAATAATATCTGCAATCTTTTTACCTCAGAAAACATTTTAGAAAATGCCCACCCAAATGGTAAAATGACTAAAGTCAAAACTAAGTTCCATAGTAAAGTTGCCTCTATCTCCACATTTATTCTCCAGTAAATGTGTTTGAATATGCCATTACGCACCTTCCAATGCTGTAACTCTGCTAATCAAATCAGCAATCTGTGTTGATTGTGTTTTGTTTTCTGTTTCTAATGCTGTTACTTGTGCTGATAATTCTTGAATTGCTTTTGTTAAGAATGGTATAAGTTCACTTTCAGCTAATCTTTGTCTTTTATCTTTACCTGCTTCTAGCCAAAGACCTAAGCCATCTTTAATATCATATTTATCTATAACTGCTTTAACTTCTTGTGCTATAAAACCATGATTATATTTACCATTCATAACTCTTTCATCAGAATCTTTATCGTAACCTTCCATATCTTCAGGAATGTCTTTTTCTTTTTTCCATTGAAATGTTACTGGTCTAAGTTCATTAATAAATGCAAGACCTACAGTTTCATCTTTAATATCTTCTTTTAATCTTTCATCTGATGGTGCATTCCAACTAGTTCCTCCGAAACCTATACTAGTATCTACTGAACCTTGACCGAATGTAAATGTTTGAGTGCCTTGCCCTCCTGTGTTATAGCCGATACAAATTTCGTAATCTATACTGCTTGCACTTGGTTTAGCATAATTACCAATTAATATATTTTGACCACCAGTTTGCAAAGGTGTTGAGTATGTTGCTGATGAATACCCAATCGCAATATTGTTAACACCAGTTGTTATTCCTTGTCCTGCCTGATAACCGATTGCTGTATTACTGTCTCCAGTAGCAACTTCTAATGCTTCTCTACCAATAGCCACACAGCTATCAGAACCATTACCACTATACAAAGCCTGCCAACCGATAGCAACATTGTTAGAACCATTATTAGTATAGCCTGCTTGCCACCCAATAGATACGTTATTACTTCCATCAGTTTGACTATACATAGCTTCATGACCAATCGCTACGTTTCTAATTCCAGTAGTAGTTGCTGCTCCTGATTGACCACCAATTAGAGTATTAGATGTACCAGTTGTTATTGCATTACCTGAACCAAATCCAACTGCTGTATTGTAAGTATCGGTAGCACCTGTAAAGTTTTGTGTTGATAATGTGCCATGACCAATCGCAACCGACCTACTACCTTTTGTATCTGCTCCTAAAGCATTATTACCAACTGCTGTATTAAAACTTGAATCAATTAATGCATCTCCTGCTGTATAACCAATTAGAGTATTTTTATCTCCAGTAGTTAGTGCTGTTCCTGCCTCATCTCCAACACAAACATTATAATCACCACCACTAGCTATGGAATTACCTGCATTAATACCTGCTGCAAAGTTACTTGTACCACCTGTAATTTTTTTTATGTCGCCAGTAACGGAAAGATCAACAGCTACATTAAGATCTGCACTTGCAGTTATATCTCCGTCACTTGCTACAGTCGCAGCAACAGTTCCATTGGTATGTGCAATATTCTGCACGCCTATTTTACTACTCATGTTATGCTCCTATCAATTTAAATGCTTCAAACCAAGTTTTTGCTTGTTGTCCAACTATATTATCAGTACCAGTATATTCAATTCGTGCATCTACATAATCATCAGCATCTAATTCTACTATTGCAGATACTTGATGTACTCCTCCATCATCAGTAGTATCGCCAATTCCATAACTTGCAAATGCATAATTAGAACCATTTTTATAAATATAAATACGTAATCTACCATTTGCATCTGCTCCATCAATACCAACGGATGCATTAACAAAGTATTTACCTGCTACTGCTGGAGTAAATCTACCAGTACCTGTATCGTAAGTATTATCAGAATCATAAATTTCTGTATTATAAATAATTTGAGTAACAGTATTTTGGGTTTGAGATTGAGAAGAACTTCGGTAAGCTTTAAATGAAGGAGTATTAGTTATTTTTGTTATACCTTCTAATGAAACATTACCACCAGTTGTTTTAGGCTCTATCGAGTCTACATATAAAGTACTCATATTATACCACCGTAAAAGTTCCGTTGACTGTGAGTGTCACACTGCTTGGGATTGTGAACGGACCAAACACTCCAGCATTCTCACCTGATGCTATTGTTTGATTCGTTGTAAGACTATTTGTATTCACCCTTATCGGTGCTGTTCCTC